ATGACTGCCGGAGAAGCCTTGGAGCGTGATAATGTTGCAGGATATAATTGTGCATATTTAGCTGTTAATAGAATACGAGCATTTGATGAATGTTTGTTCATTTTGATGTGCGGAACTGGTGTAGGATTTTCTGTTGAACGTAGAGAGGTGGAAAAACTTCCCGAAGTACCAGATGAGTTATTTACTACTGATACAACTATTGTTGTTGCAGATTCCAAAATTGGATGGGCGAAAGCATATAAAGAATTAATATCCATGTTATATGCAGGACAGATACCAAAATGGGATTTAACAAAAATACGAAAAGCTGGCGAAAGATTAAAAACTTTTGGTGGTAGAGCTTCAGGACCTACACCCGTGGATAATCTTTTTCGATTTACGATTGAGACATTTAAGCAATCTCTTGGTAGAAAACTTAATTCTATGGAATGCCATGATATAATGTGTAAGATTGCTGAGATAGTTGTAGTTGGTGGTGTTAGAAGATCAGCTTTAATTTCGTTGTCTAATCTTACAGATGAAAGAATGAGAAAGGCAAAAACAGGACAATGGTGGTTGGATAATACTCAACGTGCATTGTCTAATAATTCTGTTGTATATACAGAAACACCTGATGTAAATATATTTCTTAAAGAATGGATGGCATTGATTGAATCTAAATCGGGTGAAAGAGGTATTTTTAATCGTGAAGCAGCAAAGAAACAAGTAGAGAAACTTGGTGATCGTAGGGATGCTAACTATAATTTTGGAACCAACCCTTGCAGTGAAATTATCCTAAGAGATAAAGAATTTTGTAATTTGACAGAAGTGGTTATCAGGCCAAATGATAAACCAGATACTCTTAAAGAGAAAGTTCGTCTTGCAACAATACTTGGAACCTGGCAGGCAACACTAACAAACTTTCGTTACTTGTCTAAAGAGTGGAAAAATAATTGTGATGAAGAAGCTTTACTTGGTGTGTCGTTAACTGGTATCATGGATAATGCATATACTAATGGTACTCATTATGGAATAAATAAGAAAGGATTACCAAAGTTGTTAAATGAATTGAAGGAACTTGCAGTAGCAACTAATAAGTTTCATGCAAAGCAACTTGGTATTAATCCATCTGCATCTATTACTTGTGTGAAACCATCTGGTACTGTTTCACAATTGGTTGATGCAGCTTCTGGTATTCATACACGACATTCACCATTTTATATTAGAACTGTACGAGGAGATAAGAAGGATCCTTTGTGTCAGTTTATGGTAGAGAAAGGTATTCCACATGAATCTGATGTAACTAAACCAGAACATACATGGGTATTTTCATTTCCAATTCAATCAGCTAAGTGGGCAATTTGTCGAAATGATAAGACAGCTATTGAGCAGTTAGAGTTTTGGAAATTGTATCAAGAACATTGGTGTGAACATAAACCATCAGTTACAATTACTGTAAAAGAATCGGAGTGGATAGAGGTAGGTGCATGGGTTTATAAACATTTTGATATGATTTCTGGTATTTCATTTTTACCATATGCAGACCATTCATATAGACAAGCACCATATCAAGATTGTACAAAAGAACAATATGAGGAATTTATTAAAGCAATGCCAAAAAAAATAAATTGGTCAGGGCTTAATAAATTTGAAAAGGAGGATCATACTAGAGGGTCGCAAGAATACTCTTGTACCGGAGATAAGTGCGAGATAGTGGATCTTACAGGGGACTAATCAATGGATGAATACGAAATAAGATTTTATTGTGATTCTTGTGGTCATAATTTTTGTTTAGAATTGGATGAAGATATGCCAACACCAAAGTTTTGTATATTTTGTTCGGCACCTGTTTATTTTAGAGAAGATGAAGATGAAGATGAAGATGAAGATGATGAATTCCATTTATGACTTCAAAAAGTAAAACAAAAGGTTCTAGCTGGGAGCGTGATGTCTGCGTCTTTCTTTCGGAATTATATGAGGATAATTTTATGCGTGTACCTAATTCCGGTGCTTATACCGGAGGAATGAATGCTCATAGAAAAGATGTATTGACTAAGGAACAAATCAAATTGTCTAAAGGTGATATTATTCCTCCTGTATCATTTTGTAATTTTGTGGCAGAGTGCAAAAATTATGCAGATTTACCATTTCATCAATTAATTAAAAAGACAAAAATAGCTCAATTAGATACTTGGATAGAACAAGTAGAAGCCGACGCTGAAGATAAAGACCTTTGGTTACTATTCATTAAGATTACTAGAAAGGGAACTTATGTATTATATGATACAAGAAAGTTAAAACCATTACTATTTGGTGCAAGATACAGAAATTATTATATATGTGAAATGTCTTTCTTTTTTCAAAAATATAAAAACAATTGTTATAAACATTGGATTAATCCATTAAAGTGAGGACGATATGGTAAAAAATAAAAAGATCAATGTAGCGTTTAATGGATTTGGTCGTATTGGAAGAAGTTTAATTCGTAAACTTATTGACAATGAAAATTATAATATTGTAGCTATTAATGCTCGTACAACTGTAGATGTTCGAACACATCTCTTTAAATATGATTCCATTTATGGTCATTTTAACGGTGAAGTAACATACGAATTAGATAATTTAATCATTAACGGAAAAACAATTCCAAACTTTGATAGGAAAACTCCTAGTAAACTTCCGTGGAAGGAATTAGAAGTTGATGTGGTTATTGATTCAACTGGTAAGTTTACAGACAAACATTCATTAGAACAACATATAGAAGCTGGTGCATCTAATGTTTTAGTAACATCACCTGCAAAGGATGTTGATGCTACTTTAATATATGGTGTGAATGAAACAGAGTATAAATTACAAGATACAAATATTATTTCAACCTCCTCATGTACAACAACCTGCCTATCACCTCTCCTCAAAATTCTTCAAAGGAACTTTGGTATTAAATATGGTTCTGTTACAACTATTCATTCGTTTACTATGGGTCAGACATTACTTGATTCTTCACATCCTGATTTAAGAAGAGCAAGAGCTGCAACAATGTCTATTATTCCAACAACTACTGGTGCGGCAAAGAATATAGGAATTGTTCTTCCTGAATTGGAAGGAAAATTAGACGGTTTGTCGATTCGTGTTCCAATACCTAATGTTTCCTTATTGGATATATCAATAGAACTAGGAAAGGATATTAATGTTGATATGATTCATGATATTTTCATTCAAGAGTCTAAAGGTAAAATGAATGGTATTATTGATGTTTCGTGTGAACCATTAGTTTCAATTGATTATATTGGAAGTCCATTTTCTTCTATAATTGATTGCTTATCTACAAAAGTTATTAACAAAAGATTCCTTAAATTACTTGCCTGGTATGATAATGAATTTGGATATAGCTGTAGGGTGTTAGATTTATTGGATTTTATCAGTAAAAAAATAGTTTCTAAGTCTATACAAACAAAGGATTTATAACTCCTTGTAAATAAAGGGGTTATAGTGATTGACGGTAACTCCCTATAAAACAATGACTTACAACGTCACCTTTTCCTTGTCTTTTAAGACCAATTTCCGTATAATAGAGGTATAATAATTAATAAAGGGAGTTTAAATAAAATGAGTATTTGGGACGATCAATGGGAAGATTATGAAATAGATAAACATGATTTTGAATGTTGGTTGGATTCTTTAGAAGGTGAAGGAACGGATATGGATAAACAAGCTGATAAAGAATGGGAAGCACAACAAAGCGTTGAATATCCAGAATGGGTAATTACTACTCCAAATTATTTAATGACAATTTCAAATAATTAAGATCTTATGAAAAGCTGGCTTATTGAGGATTGGCAGAACAATCGTTTCCGTCTGGCTTGCGAAACGATTGGTTCTTTATGTTTCATCATCATCTATGTTTTGATGGCTTGGTATGGTGACGCTGTGAGTATTTTGTCTATATTCATTATACAGATTGTCGGTTCATCACTCCATATCATAAATGCTTATATGAGAAGTAGTGCGAACTTGATAGTTCTAAATATGATAGTAATAACAATAGCAATCTTTGGGATAGGGAGACTATATTATGAGTGAAACAAAAACATATGATCTTTTGTTATGTCAGGATGGAGTTACAAGAGCTGTTCCTGTAATTAATGGTAATTTTCAAGATCCTAGTTATGTTGATCAATGGAAAAAACCAAAAGAAGAAAAGAAAAAAGAAAAACCTAAAGTAAATATTCAAGACAGTATTCAGGCACAAGCAGAAGATTTTATTTCTGCTATTGAGGGTCAAGTTGATGATTTTATTAATAGTGGCTATAAATTGAAATATGATTGTTATGCACATTTAAATAATATTAATTGTAAAGCTGTCCATGCAAGAAAAATGAGACAGTTTTATATTGATTGCTTTAATGAATTAGTTGATGTATACAACAAAGATGATGAATATTACTTAGAAGCATGGAGTCACTTGAAACCAAAGTATCATAAAAAGATGATGGACTTCTATGGTATTATTTGTGATGATATTGACCGTCTTATTAAAAATGCTACGGCTCAAAGAAAGCCTAGAAAGAAGAAAACTCTTTCTGCAGAAAGATTGGTTAAGAAGATGAAGTACCAAACTGAATTTCCTAAGTTGAAGTTGGTTAGCATTAATCCAGAAAAGATTATTGGGGCCAATGAGTTGTGGGTCTACAATACTAAGTATAATCGTCTTGGTGTTTATCGTGCTGAAAACTCTATCAGGGGATTTAGCGTTAAAGGAACTACTATTCAACATTTTGATACAACAGAATCAATTGAAAAGACAGCACGAAAACCAAATGAAGTATTGTCAAATCTTAAAAAGGGGTCGTTAAAGAAAACTTTGAAAGAAATGAAAACAAAAGAAAAACAATTAACAGGAAGAATTGGTAAAGACATAATTTTACTAGGAGTATTTTAATGACAACAAAACTAATAGTTGAAGAAGTAAAAGAAAATAAAGATGGGTCTGCAACAATGATTGTAGATATGGATAATGAAACGCAATTACTTTTAATTAAAAGTGGTATGGATTACTTTTTTAATATGTTACGAGAAAGGAATAAAGGATTTCCGGATAAAAAAAAGGATGTGTTTTCAGAAGAAATAAGAACTATAAAATTGTCAAACGAAGAAATGAGTTTGTTGATAGAATTAGCAGTTGTTGAAGCAGTAAAACTAGGTATGAAGAAAGATGAAAAATAAATTTATAGAAGCCCATTTACAGGTTGCTAGAATTTATGGACAATTATCAACCGCTGAAAGATTAAAGGTTGGTTGTATTATTACTAAAGATGATAGAATTATTTCCATTGGATATAATGGTATGCCGGCAGGGGCATCTAATGTCTGTGAAAAAAATGGACAGACAAAACCAGAAGTACTTCATGCTGAAGCTAATGCTATTCTAAAACTAGCTAAGTCGAATGAGTCTGGTTTAGATTCACATATGTTTTGTACTTATGCTCCATGTGTTCATTGTGCTAAATTAATATTACAGGCAGGTATAAAAGAATTTTATTATGAAGAAGATTATAAAAATAATGATGGTATTAAATTATTAAAAAAGTATTCCTATGTTAAAATTTGTCAATATAGAGAAGAACACAAAGGAATTTTTAAAATAGAAGAAGGTTTATAACTATACTCATCTTAAAAGGATATATTATGAAACGTGAAACGTTAATTAAAAATTTACAAAAGAATGTAATGCAAATAACATTTAATAAGGTTAGTGGCGAGGAAAGAGTAATGCATTGTACATTACATGAAACTTTTATTCCAGAAACAAGCATAAATAATAAAAAAAATAATGAAGAAGTATTACCGGTATGGGATATTGATATCGGTGCATGGAGATCATTTCGTTTAGATACTATAACAAATGTGGCCAAACTTGAGGTAGTTTAAATGATACTTATTGATTTTAGTAATGTAATCGTTGGTTCGATTATGGTAGCTCATAAAGTTCCAGACGAGGAACGGTTTAGTGAAGATTTTATTCGACATTTAGTATTAAATAGTATTAGGTCATATAGAAATAAATATAAAGATAAGTATGGTGAGATTGTAATATGTACTGATTTTCATTCGAGTTGGAGGAAAAATGTTTTTCCATACTATAAAGCTCATAGAAAGGTAGTAAGAGAAAAACAAAAAGAAGAAAAAGGTATGGACTGGAGTGCATTATTTGACACCATAAGTCGAATTATTACAGAAATTGATACATTTTTCCCTTATAAAGTAGTAAAAGTTCCTCATGCTGAAGGTGATGACGTGATTGCTGTACTTTCTAAGACATTTAAAGAGAAATCATTGATCGTTTCAAGTGATAAGGACTTTTCTCAACTTTATAAATATAAGTGGGTAAAACAATTTTCACCAATGAAGCAGAAAATGCTTAATGGAATAGATCCTTTCATATATTTAAAGGAACATATTATTCGTGGTGATAAAGGAGACGGTATTCCAAATATCCTTTCCGCTGATGATTGTATTGTTGAAGGTGTAAGACAGAAGCCTATATCCAAAAAGAAAGTATCATCTTGGCTTGTTCAAGATCCAAAAGAGTTTCCTGATGAAATGAAACGCGGTTGGATTAGAAATAAAATTTTAATCGATTTTGATTTAATTCCAAAAGATATTTCTAATGCTATACTGGAACAATATAACACAGAGAAAAAATATCAAAAAGGACAGTTAATGAATTATTTTATTAAAAATAAATTGAAATATCTTATGGAAAATATGGGAGACTTTACAAAATGACAAAATATCTATCAGAGTTATTTGAAGAATTTGAAAAGTTAAAATCAAGAAAAGCCAAATTGGTTTTTTTAAAAGAACAAAAAGATAACGCTATGTTTAAAGCAGTTTTACAAGGAACATTTGATCCTAATATTAAATGGCATTTTGGAAAAGAATTCCCGTCATATGTTCCAGATGATGCACCAATAGGTTTAAATCCTTCAAACCTTCTTATGGAAATGCAAAAATGTACTGTATTTGCTATCGGACATCCAAAATCACAAGGTGTATCTGAAAAACGAATGACTGAATTGTTGATTCAAGTGTTAGAGTCTATGCATCCTGCCGAGTCAATGATTTTTGAACAAATGTTAAAAAAGAAACTTAAAGTAAATGGATTAACTGAAAAATTAGTCTTAGAAGCATTTCCAGATTTATATAGAAAGGTATAAAAAATGGATGAATCAAAATTAAAAACAACTATTAATTATCTCCAAAAAGGGAAAAAGAAATCCAAACAATATGATGCTACTGTTATAGAAGCATTTAAAGAAAAGTATATTACAGTAGAAGTAGAATCGGTTTCTGATTTTCCTTTGAAATTAAAATGGGATAGTTTTGTTTATACAGCTACGTTTTTTGGTAATGAAATTAGTTGTCAATATAAAGTAGAGAAAGATTTTACTGCTAAAAAAATAACAGCAGAAAGCGGTCAACCATCTGTAATTGTAAAACGAAAGGTAAGCGGCAGACCCGAAAGTCAACAATAAGGAGGATCTTGAATGTATATTTCTAAAGATAACTATATCATTCAGGAAATACGAAAACAAATACAAGATGAATTTGTACCAACGAAAAGTATAATAACAAGATGGTTTAATATATTTAATTCCGAAATATTCAATAATAATATACATCCATTTAATGATATTGAAATAAAAAGAAAGCAAGGTTGTCATGCGGAACATATTCCATTTGAAGATAGCTATGGAAACATATATGCTACACTTTCAATAAACAAAAAGTTTTTTAATAAAAATGAATTTCTTTACACATTAGCCCATGAAATGATTCACCAATGGCAATGGATGAATTTATATAAATCAGATCATGGTAAAACGTTTTGGAAATGGAAAGCTAAATTAGCACAATTTGAAATACCTTTAGGAGTTAGCATATAATGCCAATATATAATTTTGAATGTAATAATTGTTCACATGAATTTGAACAACAACATACAATTGCAAAGAGAGACACACCATTAAAAGAACCGTGTCCAGTTTGTTATCATATTGGATATATTAAGAGAGTTATTGCGTCACCAAATCTAGGTGATCCTTTCAAACTTGAAACAACAAAAGGTTTACAAAAACCATCAAATGAATTTAATGACAGGTTAAGAGAAATTAAAAAAAAATATCCTAAAAATAAAATAGAGGTAAGAGAATGAAAAAAGTATTTTTAATGTTTTTATTATTGTTTTTTGTTAACACCATCGTGACTGCTGGGCCATTAACGCCAGAGTATGGTATGTTTGGTAGTAAAAAAACAAAAAAACTAGAACAAATAAAACCACTAAGTGATATTATGCTTTATTGTAATACAAGAGATTTTATTAACAATATGGTGAATAATGACTATCATATGAATATAGCGGCAAAAGGTTTAGTAAATGGGGATCGACATAAAGAAATAATAGAAACACATTTATGGATGAACCCTTCCAATAATCAATGGGCGATTGTGTTTGTATACAAAGAAATAGATAGAAGTTGTGTGATTGGTGGAAATAATATTAAATTATATAGCCCCAAATAGGAGTAACAGTATGTATAAAAAAGCTATAACCACAATTATGACTATTACTTTAGCAACATTTTTGTTTTATTCAACACCTGTATTTGCAAAACATGATTATGTAACAACGACTATTTCAAAAATTATGCCAGCTGTTGTAGAAGTATCGGCTGAATCATATTCCGTAGCTACTCAAATGGTACCGCGACAACCATCACCACAGAATCCAGGTCCTGATGGTAATTTCAAGTTTCGTGATAGACCACAAGATCAATTACCACCTGGTAAAGGTGATGAACTACCACGAGGTGGATCGGGTTTTGTAGTTAGTGCTGATGGATATGTAATTACAAATTTTCATGTTGTTGATAATATTACCAATAACAGAGGAATGGCTTTTGTTACATTCAAAGATGGTTCTAAGTATGAAACAGATTTAATCAATTATGATAAAGCTTCTGATATTGCTTTATTGAAAATTAAATTGGGTGCATCTGAAGCTAAAAAGACTTTTGAATTTGTTTCATGGGGTGATATACCAGAAGTTGGTGATAGAGTTATTGCTATTGGTTCACCTATGAGACTATCATTTACTGCAACTTTTGGAAATGTTTCTGCATTAAATAGAATAGTTCCATCAGCAGCACCATTTGTTCCATTTGTTCAAACAGATACTTCTATCAATCCGGGAAATTCAGGTGGGCCGTTGTTTAATTTACATGGAGATGTAATTGGTATCAATACTATGATTGTTACAGGTAGTGGTGGATCTTCATCAGGAAGTATAGGTCTTGGTTTTGCTATTGATGGTACTTATGCGAAAAATGTTATTGAACGACTAAAGACTGGTGAAAAGATTAAACGACCATTTGTTGGTATAATGTTTCGTAAAGTTAACAAAGAAGATATGAAAGATTATATTAGTGGTGTAGGGGCGTTTGTAACCGAGGTAGTCACTGATAGCCCAGCTGTTGGTATTTTAAAAGCTGGGGATATTATTTTGAAGATTGATGGTGTAAAAGTCCTAATCAATAAACTTGCTACTATTGTGGCTAATAAAAAGATAAATGATAAAGTTGTATTTACTATAATTCGTGATAAACATATTATTGATATTGAGATGATTTTAGGAGAAAGGTAATACATGAAACACTTTAATCATGTACATGATATTGATGATTTACAAGTTCCCACAAGACAAACAGTAGACGGTAAAAGAGTATATATAACACCGGAAGGTTATTCATATCCTTCTATTACAACTATTCTTGGTAGTCAAACAAAACCTGGATTAGATGAATGGAGGAAAAGAGTGGGTGATGAAGAAGCCAATAGAATAATGAAAGAGTCTGCTAAAATAGGAACCGAGGTACATGATTTATGTGAAAGATACTTATATAATAAAACTACAATATCTACAGACAGTGAATCAAGAAGGGTATTCAATCGTATTAGATTTATTCTTGGTAATATTAATAACATTATGGGATTAGAGATTCCATTATATAGTGATAAATTAAGAGTAGCCGGAACAGCAGATTGTGTTGCTGAATATAATGGAGTATTATCAGTTATTGATTTTAAGACTTCAAGGAAACCAAAGAAAGAAGAATGGATTGAAGATTATTGGATTCAAACAGCATTTTATGCAGCTGCATTTTATGAAATGACAGGATGTATTCCCGAGCAGTTAGTAATACTGGTTGCTGTTAGAGACTCATTCGAAGTCCAAGTTTTTAAGAAATCTATTTTTGATTCTGATAAGTATATAGATAAGCTAATTAATATTATGAAAAAAAATCCTCAGGTAATTCAAATAGGATAAATTATATTATGAAGATTATATATATGAGTGACTTGCATTTAGAGTTTGGTAAAATGTCAAAAGATGATTTTGAACCAGCAGATGTTTTGATATTGGCCGGTGATATTGATGTCTGGGGTCGTGAAGGAACCAAAATGTTTGAGTGGATGGAAACATTACCATTTCCTTATATTATTTTTACTCCTGGTAATCACGAGTTTTATCATTGTGGTAATATTTGTCGTGATTATAAAGAGATGCAAATGGAAGTTTTAAAATATCCTAAAATTCATTTACTTTTGGAAGGAAAAATTAATATTCTAGGGCAAACTTTTATTGGTACTCCATTGTGGTCTAATTTTGGTAATGATGAAAATGTAATTAGACAAGCGAGTCGTTGTATTAATGATTTTAATAAAACTACATATGATGGAACTATAATGTGGACACCAGACCAGATGGCATTGGAGTTTAATAAATCATTTGCTTTTCTTGACAATAGTATTAGTGGAATGGGTACTGAAGTTGTAGTTACCCATTGGGCACCGAGTCATCAAAGTGGTGATTCACAATATGTTGGTGATAGTTTGAACCCATATTTCACTAATAATCTTGATAGGTTTATTAGTACAAATGGTCCGAAGGTTTGGATTCACGGACATTGTCATAATTCAAGTGATTATATGATTGGTGAAACAAGAATTCTTTGTAATCCAAGAGGATATGTTGGACATGAGCTGAATGAAGATTTTGATATAACGAAAAGTTTCGAAATTTAAGGAGAAGTAAAATGTCAGAAGATTTTAATTTTGATGATTATGATGATGATTTTGACTTTGGTTTTAATTTTGTTGATGAGAAAGAAGTTGAAGAATTTGAAAATCAGGTAAAGAGTAGAGTAGCGGATCAAGGAGGAACAATACCATCTGGTTTGGAAGAAAAGATTGATAAATTAATTGAGTTGCGACAAGGCGATGAATCACAATTAGATATTCTTCAAAAGAAACATAAAGAAGAAATGTTGAAATTGGAAAAGTTGATTATGCCTTTGTTATATAATTTGAGAAAAAGTCCAGAAGATGAGTATATCCGCTGGCCGAATAGAAAAGAGATTATTGATCGACAAATTAAGAAAATTGTAACCATAACAAGAGGATAGTAAAATGATTAAAATAAAGGGTACAGAAACTGCATCACCAACTACTACAGGAACTGGAACAAATCTTAGCAATGCTACAATGGTGCGAGTATATAATTCTGGCACAGTTGCTAGATTAGTAACAGTTCAAACATCTGCTAGTCCTGCGGTTACTATTGGAACATTTACATTAGCAGGCGGTGCAGTAGAATATGTTGATAAAAATAATACAGATGAAATATTTTCAGCTCATGCTGAAATTTTACTAACTTCGGTAATTATTGTGGGATAAAAAAGGAGTTTTATTATGATATATAAAAATTATATTAATGGTATGTGGCTTTATAGTGATGCGGAAACAGTTTTTGAAAATATTAATCCAGCAAATATTACAAATGTAATTGGTAGTTTTCAAAATTCTGGTGAGAGTGATATTAACCATGCGGTTGAATGTGCCATGGAAGCATTCAAAACTTGGAAAGACGTACCTGCACCCAAAAGAGCAGAGATTCTTTTCAGGGCCGCAGAGATTTTAGTAAGAGATAAAGAATGTATTGCTAAAAATATGACAGCCGAAATGGGTAAAGTGTTAGCTGAAACCCGTGGTGATGTTCAAGAAGCAATAGATATTGCTTACTATGCAGCTGGTGCTGGTAGACGATTGACAGGTGAAACAGTACCATCTGAAATGAAAAACAAATGGAGTATGAGTGCCAGATTACCTTATGGTGTAATTGGTATGATTACTCCGTGGAATTTTCCAATAGCAATTCCTGCATGGAAAGCATTTCCTGCTATCGTTGCAGGTAATACAGTAGTTTTAAAACCAGCAGAAGATACACCGTGGTCTGTTATCAGACTTGCTGAAGTATTCCAAGAAGCAGGGTTGCCAGCTGGTGTATTTAATGTTGTAACTGGTTATGGGCCAAGTGCGGGTATGCCTCTAGTAAAACATCCAGATGTGAAAGTTATTTCATTCACAGGTTCCTCTGCAACAGGTAGTTTAATTGCTAAAGAATGTTCAAAACTTGGAAAGAAATATTCACTTGAACTTGGAGGAAAAAATTCAATCACAGTAACAGAAAATGCTGACCTTGACCTTGCTGTTGAGGGTATAATATTTGGTGCCTTTGGTACCACAGGACAAAGATGTACAGCTTGTAGTAGAGTTATTGTTGATAAAAAAGTTAAAAAAGAACTTACAGAAAAATTAGTTGAACGAACAAACTTATTGAATATTGGTGATGGATTAAAAGATGAAACTACTGATGTAGGACCATTGATTAATAAGAAAGCATCAGATAAAGTTGAATGGTTTGTAATGAGAGCTATCGAACGCGGTGATTATTTGATAACAGGTGGATATAAAATAGAATTGCCAGTGCCAGGTTGGTTTTATGCTCCTACTATCTTCGGCGATATTGAACCAAATAATGAATTAGCACAAGAAGAAATCTTTGGACCTGTCGTTGCTATTATTGAATATGAAACATTGAATGAAGCAATAGATATTGTGAATGGGACTAAGTATGGATTGAGTGCAGCGATATACACAAAAGATATAAATGAAAGTTTTAAATTTATGAAAGAAGTTGAGACTGGTTTAGCATATGTTAATACAAGCTGTATTGGTGCAGAAGTTGGTCAAAACTTCGGTGGTATTAAAGATACTAGTCCTATTAGTAGTAGAGAAGCAGGGAGTATGATGTTTGAATCCGTAACGTGGTGTAAGAATATGGTAATTGATTTCTCTGGTAAATTACAGAAAGCACAAATAGATTTAATATGCTCGGTTACCCAAATGGCTACGGGAGGTGATTTGTAATCATCCGAGTTAATTCTCATTGCAGGTTCGAATCCTGTGCGGAGCTTCATTTAACTTTAACAAGAGGTTTATTATGAATACTTATGATACAATTAGGTTTTATTGTCCTTGCTGTAAAGAAAAAAATCATATATTTGTTGGTCATATAAATGCGTCTAATAATTTTTTTCAGTCAACAAATATCCCTTCTTTAGTTGCTTCGAATATAATAGCACAAAGAATAAAATGTAAAAGTTGTAATAGAGCTTTA